GGTCGCAAAAAATATTGAGTAACGCAAGCCAATGACGCGCAAGCGCAAGCAACCGAAGCGAAAACCCGCTTTCAAGCGTAACAATGCCGCACCGGCAAGCGGGGCAGAGCGCAAGCGGCGCTATCACGAGCGCGGCATGGATACCGGCATCGCCGAGTACCGCTGGCGAGACAGCGTGGAGCGTGTGGCGTGCGAGTTTGATCTTGAGCGGTTTTGCAAGACGTATCTGGCGCAGCGGTTTCCGTTGCCTTCGAGCGACGACCAGCGCGAAGCGGTGGGCAAGATTCAGCACGCGGCGTTGACTGGCGGGCAATTCGCGCAGTCTGCGCCCCGTGGCGACGGCAAGACCCAGCGAGCGATTGCGGGTGCGTTGTGGGCGGCGCTTTATGGGCATCGGCGGTACATCGTGCCAATTGGGGCGACGGCAGAGCGCGGCAAGGCGTTGGTGCGGGAGCTAATCCAAGAGCTTGCCGACAACGATTTACTGGCGCGTGACTGGCCGGAGATATGCCAGCCTATACGCAAGGCGTTTTCCAAGCCAAACCGGGCGCACTACCTGACGATCAACGGCGAGGATGCGCGGCTAGAGTGCGGCGTTGCCAAGCTGGTGCTGCCGTCCGTGGAATGCTGCAAGGACAGGCCGCGCACGATTGGCGGGGTGGTGGTGGAAGGTGCCGGCATCATGGCGGCAATGCGCGGGATGCGGCACACGACGGCGGGCGGTGAGACGTTGCGGCCTGACTTTGCGTTGCTTGACGACGTACAGACGCGCAAGAGCGCGATGAGCGTGATGCAGACTGAGCGAGTTATGGCGATTCTGCGTGGCGACATCAAGCGGCTGGCTGGGCCGGACAAGGAACTTGCCGTGGTGTGCAACTGTACGGTAGTACGTCGGGGCGACGCCGCCGACCAACTGCTAGACAACAAAGCCAATCCACAATGGCGCGGCGTCAGAAAGAAGATGGTTTATGAGTGGCCCAAGCGAAAAGACCTCTGGGATGAGTACGCTCGACTCCGTCGTAGTGGACTGCTTGGAGGAGATAGCGGTAAAACGGCTGGCGATTTCTACAGACTACATAGACAGGAAATGGACGATGGTTCACGAACCGGGTGGGTTCATCGTTTCCGTAGAGATAGCGGGGAAATCTCCGCGATCCAGTGCGCCTACAACATCTTGATTGACGACGGCGAGGAGGCGTTCCTTGCCGAATGCCAGAACGAGCCTGTAGAGCGCAACTATTCCATCATAGAACTCAAGCCCGACATTGTAATGACACGCACCAATGGCTTGCCGGCGGGTGCATGTCCGGTGCTGGCGCGGACGTTGAACGTATTTGTTGACGTGAACAAGGGCTGGCTGGCGTGGTGTGCGACGGCATGGCAGGCAGATTTGAGCGGGGCGGTGGTCGGGTACGGCACGCACGCCAAGGACGCGCAGGGCAACGAACACCGCTGGACGGAGAAAGATCCACGCGGCGAGACGTTAAGCCAATTCCTTGCGCGCAATCTGTTGGAGCTTGCGCCGGCGCTATTACGGGCTAGTACGTTTGCGCGACCGGTTGACCGCCTGCTCGTTGACATTGGGTGGGGCGACGAGCAGGAAACGATGTTGGGCGCGATTGTCCAGTTGCGGGACGGCATGAAACTGACGCAGGTAGTGCCGGCGCGTGGCTCGCCTAACTTCCGATTCAAGCCGGACGTGGAGCGGTACGAGTTCGCGCAGTTTCAGGAGTGGCCCGGCAAGGGGCCGGTGCTGGTGAGTAACACCAACTGGCACAAGATGAAAGTCCACGCGGCGTTGACGCAGAAGGCGGGCACTCCCGGCAGCATCACTCTTTACGGTGACAGCCCCGCCGCGCACCGAGAGTTCGCGAATAGCGTCTGCGCGGAGCGGTTGGAAGTGTACCTCGAAGGCACGCGGGACGGGGACGCCGGCACGTTCAAGTGGGTACGGGTGCCGGCGCAGCGGAATGAGATGCTTGACTGTCTTGCCGGCTGTCGAGTAGCGGCGTGCTGGTGGAAGGTGACGACCGGCAACGTGGCCCCGCCGACGCCGACGACGCCAGCGACCGCCCCGCAGGCTGTTGAAATGGCGCGACCGGTGCCGGTGCGCTCGGAAGATCATCGCGTGGACTATGACGGCAGTTGGTAAGGTTTTACCCGCGCTGCGAATTGTGGCGCATGTGTTTTGCGCCGTGAGCACGGTGCTCAACGCAACCGCGCTCATAGCTGGGCGTGCTAACATTCTGACGCTGCTGTCAGTGTTTTGCGTGGTTCTGTCTGAATCTATGCTTGTCGCAGCGCGGAGGCTGGCTAAGTGAATCCCGCCTGTGAACTCTGCCGTGGCGCGTGCTGTGAGACGTTCGCGCTTGACCTTCGCAGCGTCGCCTTGCCGCCCGATGCTATGCGCTGGCTGACACTGCATGGCCGTAAGTCGCCGATTGGCTGGGAAGTGCAGCAACCGTGCTCTGCGCTCCGCGCCGGCAAGTGCAGCATCTACCACGACCGCCCGCAAGTGTGCCGGTCATTCGCACCGGGATGCGATGCGTGCCGGTATTGTGTCGAGTCCCGCCGTCCCGCCCAAGCCGCCGCGATTCTCGCGTTGCTGACGTAGCCGGTTCTGCCGTGTGCGCCCTCAACAATAAAGGGCGTACAGACATGATACCAGCCCGCGCCATTTACGAAGCCGCCGAGCGTGCCATCTTCGACCTCATCGTTGACGGCAAGGCGTCCGCTACGTTTCAAGGCCGCTCCTACACGGCAACCAACCTGACCGACTTGGAGCGCGTCCGCGACTACTACCGGGCGCAGGCCGTCGCCAATGGCGAATTGACCGAGAACGCCAACACCCAGCGCGTCGTCGTGAGCGTCGCCAGCATCACGGAGAACTGACCACCGATGCCACGCAAGCCCAGCACCGCCAACCGGAAGCAAAGCAAGGAACAACTCGCCTACAAGGCGCTAGAATCCAACAACCGCCGCCCGTTGCCGTCCACGGTCGTCAAGGCCGTGGAGCAGGACATGGCCTACTTCAAGGCCCCGCTCGCGCACAACTCCGCGATTGAACTGGAACAGAACCTCGCTTTGATCGGCTGGGCAATCAGGACGTGGCTGGGCTTCACGGCGTCATTCAAGTTCCAAGCCAACACCGGCACGCCCGCCGGCAATCTCGCGCTGGAAAAGCACGTTGCCGAACGCACCAAGGCGCGCAACTGCGACGTTCAACGCTCTTTCAGCCTGTGGCAGATGGTTCGCAGCTATGGCGGTCTGCGCGTCCTGTACGGCGACAGCTTCATGCCGAAGGTGCAAGGCGGCAAGCTGCAGCTACTTGAATCGTGGCAGATCGCCAAGGGCAAGAACGCGCCCGAAGGGGTCAACGACAACGGCCTTGTGATTTCGCCCGACGGGCTGGCCGTGGACAAGTTCGCCGTCTGCCGTGGCGCTGACTCCGCCAACCTTGCCCACCATCAGCTTGTCGAGTGGCAGGACATGATCACCGACCGGTTCGGGCTGCGTCCGTCGGGCTTCCGTGGCGTCTCGCCGCTGTTGCCGGCAATGGAAACCGCCCGATACTACATGACGGCCAGTGAGTTCTACTGGTTCAAGATCAAAATCGCCTCGATGTTCGGGCTGGCGATTTTCGGCGAGGACAACACCAGCGGCGCGCTTGGCTTCCAGTACAACCAAGGCACCGCCACGCCGCCAGAGACAGCCGTCAACAAGAAGCCGTTGCAGTACGACCTCAAGCCCGGTCTCAAGTTGCACCTCGGCAAAGACGCCCGCGCCGAGTTCCTCGAAAGCAAGTCACCGCCCGCCGAGTTCCTGTCCTACGCGAAGCATTCCATTCGGTTGATTCTGTCGGCGCTCAACATCCCGTACTGCCTGTGGGACAGCGAAGCCTCGAACTACTCCTCGATGCGCGGCGACTTCAACCTGTTCAAGCAGTCCATCCTAGAGGAACGGGACAAGAACCAGCAAGCCGCGCACGATGCGTTGGAGCACTTGCTCAAGTTTGACGATGCCGCCGGTACGCTGCCGGTAGGTCTGACCTACGACCTGATTGATTGGGAACTCATCCCCACGGCGACGTTCATTCTCGATCTGTCCAAGGAAGTTGACGCCGTAATGAAGAAGCTGGCCATCGGCGCGTGTACCTACGACGACGCCGCCCGCGAGCTTGGCAGCATCCGTTCGCACTCGGAGAACGTCCGCATTCAGGGCGAGGAAATTGCCGCTGCCAATGCCGCCAAGGTTCCGCTGGCCCGTGGCCCGAATCCGGGCGCGGCGCAGACTGACCCCGCCGGTTCCGACCCGCAACAATAAAGGGTAGCAACAATGAATCACGAACAACTCATTGCCGACTTGAAAGACGGAAAGCCCGTCGCCCTTTTCTTTGCATCTTCCGAACCTGTAACGGCTCACGCGGGGGAGGAAACCAACAAATCCCTGAAGGTACACGCAAAACTCCGTTCCCGTGAGCCGATTTTCCATCCGATGTTCAAGGCTCCCGTCATTCACGACTTCGCTACAATGACGATGCCTAACCGGATTGCAATGGACGACGAGCACGGCGCGGAGATCGGCTATTTGCGTCCGTCCCTGACGCAGTACGGCATCGAAGCGGACGGCGTTGTTTTTCACAACGACGACGACCCTCAGCACAGCGCGAACCGTATTCAGTGGAATCTGCGCAACAACATCCCGCAGCAGGCTTCGATTGACTTTCGCGGCGCGTACAAGGTCGAAGCCATTCCCGCCGGCAAGACCGTTGTTGTCAACGGCACCCCACGCGTCGGCCCGTTGTTCTGCATCCGTGATTGGACACTGAAGGCCGCCGCGATCTGCAAGGTAGGCGTGGATAACAGCACCAAAGCCGAAGCCATCTTCAGCATCGAAGCATTCACCGTAAAGGAGACGCCAGTGGAGACACCCGCCGCCGTAGTCGAAGAAGTCAAACCCATTTCCGCCGAGAAGCCCGTTGAAGCGCAAGCCGAGGGTGACAAAGCGAATCCCGCTCAGCTAGCCGAGGGCCAGAAGCCCGTTGAAGCGCCGCCAGCGGCCACGCCCGAACCACAACAGCCCGACCCCGTCGCCGCGCTGCAAGCGGTCGCTGTCGAGTTGGAACAAGCCAAGCAAACCATCGCCACGCTCACGAGCGAGTGCAATCAGTTGAAGGCCGACAAGGCCGCGCTGGACGCTCGCATCGCCACGCTCAGCGCCGGTGCCGCGCCTGTTCCGCCGACGCCGCCCACCGGCCCCGCGACGTACCGGGAAGCCCTGTCGCTGATTGCGACCGAGCACCCGCAATGGCCGGTCTGGCAGGTACACGCCGAGGCGCAGAAACGCTTCGCCGCCCTGTTCTCCGCCTACAACCATCAACCGTAAGGAATTGACCCTAACATGGCAGACAATCGCGCCGACCTCGCCGGACTCCAAGTCCGACGCAACCCCTTCACCGTGCCGTGGCTCGCTAACCCGATCAAGGTTTCGACCACCGTCGCCTACATCTTCCCGCAGAAGTATGGCGCTGGCACCATTCAATCGGGCCGCTCACTGAGCGCCGCCCCGACGGCGGAAGATTTCGCCGACAACTCGCTGGCTGTCACCCTGACGGAAAAGATTGACCGTCAGACGATTGACGACCGGATTCTCGCGCAGTACGGCGGTCTTGCCGGCGCGCAAGTGGCGATGGCCACGCGGGCGCACTTGATCGTCCAGAAGAATCTGGAGCAGTTGTTCGCCGAGCAGGTGCTCGACGGCGGCGCGACCGTGCCGTCGGCCAGCACCAACTGGCTCAGCGACCTCAAGAACGCCGCGTTCACGGTCTCCGACTACTGCAACGCCCGCATGGGTTTGGTTTGCGGCCAGTCGCTCTATCTCCAACTGATCGCCGACAGCGGCATCGTGGCGGAGATGGCCAAGCAGCCGACGCTGTTGACCAGCAACGGCAACCCCGAAGGCGTCCGTCTCGCCCGCCGGCAGCTGCTCGCCGCCGCGATTGGCGTGGACGAGATCATCGTCGGCGGCACGGACGTTTGGGATGCCGCCAGCATCACGAACGACACCTGCGTCGCCGTCATGGCGCTGCCTTCCGCTGGCATGACCTGCCAAGAGGAAGTTCAAGCCCTCGCCTACGTGCAGCAAGTGGTTGGCCCGGACAGCAACTACTTCAGTGCGACCTCGCACTACAGCGACGACAAGAAGGCGAACGTCGTGGACGTTTGGACGAACGCCCTCGTGGATGTCGTCAACGCCGAACTGATTCAGCTCGTCAAGTTGAGCTAACCAACCCACTCGCCAGCGGCGGGGGCCGGTCAAGCCGGCTCCCGCCAACGGCAGGAGACACACAATGAAGAAACTTCTCACCATCGCCGGGGGCATCACCGTGGTTGGCGTTGCGTTGGTTTTCGCGCAAGCCACGACCACGTTGCCATATTTGGATTACCTCGGCCTACACATCGGGGCCAAGTCAACCGACAAGATTGGCTTTTACGGCAAAACTCCGATTGTTCAGCCGGCTGGAAACATCGTCCTGACCTCCGGTTGTGCCGCGGCGGAGATTCAGGTCAAGGTCAACACACTTCACTCCAACCTTGTTAACCTCGGTCTCATTAAAACCAACGCCCCCTAGGCACCCATGAAACGCATCCTCCTCATTGGCGCGGCGGTGGTGGGCGTTGTCCTGTTCGCCCGCGCCGAAATGCTGCGCGTCACCACCAGCATCACCACCAGCACGAACGCCAACGTCACGGCGCAAGCCGACGTTTACGGCGTGCTCCGGCGGGCCGTTATCACCGTGAGCGGCGGGACTTCGACCGTGAGCGTGGCCGACAGCGACGGGACGGCGATTCTGAGCACGAACAACCTCACCGGCTCCTACACTTGGACGGGCACGGCCTACATCGCCCGTGCAGTGGTCACAACCACCAACAGCGCATGGGCTGCAACCAACGCAGCCGCGACCGTCAGTATCCTCTGGACGGTCGAGCAGTGAATCCAGAGGCGGGGAGGCCAACCCTTCCCGCCTCTTTCGCTTATGCCCGGCCCATTCAATAGCGACAAGTTCTTCGGTGACCGGTTCTTCGCCGAGTCCTTCACCGTCGGCACGGCGGTGTATCGCGTCGTGTTCGCGCAAGACGAAGCCCCGGACGACAAGGGCGCGCTGTCCATGCGTCCCGGCACATGGGGCACCGGTGCCGTCCGCAAGACGGAATGCACCACCAAGCCCGCTTCCAATGCCGAGTGGACGCGGGACGCCGACAGCACCGTCTGGCGCGTGGATACCGTGCAAGACAGTGGCGACGTGTGGCAGATACGTTTCGTCAACTCGCCGCTGCGCAAGGGGGCGTAATGGCTCTCGCTGTCACCGCTAGCGTTCAAGACGGCATCACGCCGACGCTCGACGATCTCGCCCGGCAGTATCCGCAATTTTACAAGAAAGCGTTGATGGACTTGGGCAGTCGTTGGCGCAAGACCATCGCCCGCGAGATGCGCGCCGGTGCGCCTGCCGGTCAACCGTTCGCCCCGCTGCACCCGCTCACGCTCCGCACTCGACAGGAACGGATGGCAGCCATTCGAACGTCGCGTCGTCAACTGCGCGCCGAAGGCGTTGCTGCAACTTCGAAACGCGCCCGGTCGCTCACGCGCCGAAAAACGCTCTTGCAAGGATTCGGCGGCAGACTGCCGGGGCTGGTGGAATACTCAACCACTGACGGCGTGCGCGTCGGTTTCATCGGAGCCGTGTTCAAACGGTCAGACCGCGCCGGTGCGCGTTGGATGCGCCGTGAATCACGCGCATGGGACAAGGGCGAACGCCACTGGCTGCATCAGATGTACGGCGAAACGATTCCCTTTGCCAGCTATGCGCGGCCCGAACGCCAAGCCGTCGCGCCCCAGCAAACACGGTGGAGCGCCGACGCCGAGGCGACCATTCGCAACTCAATCCAAGCACGCATTGATGCCGCCGCCGCGAAGAAGGTCAATGCGTTTCTGACGCCAAAAGTGGGGAGCCTATGATCACCATCAGCGAAGTCATTGCCGATGCCGCTGCCGCCATTCAGGCCAACTCGGCGCTGGCAACGTGGATTTCCACGAACTTTCCCGGCGAGTCGTTGCGCATCCAAATCGGCGAGGATGCCGCCGCACCCTTGGGCGAGGAACACGCGCCGTTCGTGGTGCTGTTGCCGGCGATGCAACCCTACGACGTTGGCACCGCCGTTCAGGAGCGCCGCCCGTCGTTTGACGTGGAATGGGGCGTTGTCTCGAATGCCTCCACCACCGCGCCCGCGACCGGCATCATCACCTATACCGGCCACACGCTACGCGACGAAATGGGGATGAAACTCTACGACGTGCTGATTGCACAGTTCGGCGAAAACCTCGGCAACGTCAGTTATCAACTCATGGGCGCGGCCCCGCTATGGGAAGGCGGCATGACCGTAACGCTTCAGTATTGGCCCGGTATCAAGACCGAGCCGACGGCCTAAACAATAAAGGGTGTAACAGGAGAACCTAAACAACATGGCAGCGACCCCATCAACCATTACCTACAAAAGCGGATTCAACGGCACCGTTGAGGACGGAACGACTTCATGGGCGCAAGCCCGCAACATCACGCTTCCCGACTACACCGGCGGCTTCGTCGAGGAATTGACCCTGAGCGGCCCGCAGGTGTTCCCGGAGGGGCAGACTTCGTTCGGGCAGTTCTCGTTTGAGATTCCGCAGGACGGCACCGCTTGCCTCGTGAGCGCCACGCAGAAAACGTGGATCATCAAGGGCGGGCCGATTGCGAACGCCAACGGCATCAGCGCCAGCGGCCATTGCATCGGCGACAACGGCGGCACCATGACTCGCGGCTCAAGCGCCGTGCGCACCGTGACCGTCAAGCTTGCGGCCAACTTTGCGACCGTGGCCTAAGTATGGCACTGACCCGCGCTGAAATCCTCGCCAGCGGCAAGAACCTTGTCGTGCCGCTGAATGTCCCGCCGATTGGCGAAGTTCACCTGTTACGCTGGACGGGCACCCAGCGTGCCGAGTGGGATGCGTTCGTCCAGAACATCACCAACGACAACGGCACAATCAGCAAGCCCGCCGAAATGCGGGCGACAGCGGTGCAAATGGGAGTCTGCAATCCTGACGGCACGTTGATGTTCAAGCCGCAGGACGTGGACGAACTGTTGAAACAGCCCGCCGACTGGCAGGAGGTCGTGTTCGTCGCCCTGTGCGCGCTGAACAAGCTCACGAAGTTCGACGCGAGGATGAGCGCGCAGGATTTTTTTACGCGCATCCAGCCGTCCTGACATGGCTGCGCATCGCCGAGGCGACGGGTCGCACGGTAGCCGAGGCGCAAAAGACGGTTGACAGCGCGGAATATAGCCAATGGTTACGATACTTCGAGCACTTGGAAGCGGAGCGGCACGAGCAGGCCGGCAAGCGGCGCTGTCCGTTGCTGGGCTAGTGTCACTTGGCCGTGATGGTCAACGTGCCGCCCTTGTACTCCGCAACCGCGTCGCCGCTCGTCCACTTGTTGGTGCCGGTGACCGACCAACTGGAACCACTGCGCACCAGCCAGCCGTTGATTTCTCGCTCGTCCATCGGTTTCAAGTCGGCCCGCCAGTACGTTTCACGAACGCACTTGCCGCGCTCAATAAAACAGCCCCAGCCGTAGCCGTTGCGATTGTAGCCGATGCTGTCGGCGCTCTGGCCGTCCGGGCGGCCATAGCGGGCCTTGAGTTGCGCCAACGTCTCACCGACGCGGGCCTCTGCCGTCAACACCGCCGCGAACATCACCGCGACAATCAAGGTAGTTTTCATGGGTCAAGCCTAGTCCTTTCCCCCTTATTGTCAACATGAGCGCCATCGTCACCCAACTCGATCTCCGCGTCCGTGGCGTCGCCGAGGCCGTCAGCGGCTTGAACCAAGTGGCACGGGCTTCGCGTGGCGTGGCGGATTCCGCCGGTCAATTCCGCAAGGGCTTGCTGGCAACCGGTCAGTTCGGCATGTCCAAGCGCATGATTGGCGACGTGCTCGACCTCGGTACACTGGCCGGTGGCGTGGGCCTCGGCGGCGGGATTGCCGGGCTGGGGATTCTCGCCGTGTCGTCTTACTTCTCCGCCATGAAAGAGGAAGTCGGCAAGCATAACGACTTCTTGCGCGACCAAGGCTACAAGGCCAAGGGCTTTTGGGGGCAGATATTCGGCACCGACTTGGAGATTGACCCGCAAGCGATGGGGGCGCGGCTGGAGCGGCAGCGCAATGCGTTGGAGAAATCCATTGCCGCTACGATCAAGGCCGGTGGGCGCGAGACGATTGCCGAGCAGTTGCAACGGGAGGAAACCGCGCTCTTCGGCAGCGACCTCGGCATCAGTGCCAAGCAGCGCCGGGAGTTCCGCAACGAACGCTTGCGGGAACTCCAGCAAGAGCGCGACGAACAAGAGCGCACCGACAAAGAGCGCGAAGATCGCCGCCAACGCTGGCAGCAAGGCGAGGAGGCATTCCAGCGCCGGCAGTCCAATGCGATGGCGACCGTATGGGAGCAGGCCGCGAAAGACCGAAAGCTAGGGCGCACCGGCACCGATGCGCAGCTTTTCCTTGACCTGTACGCGAAGCGGCAAACCGGACAGTTCGGCGGCGACTTCGCTAGTCAGTGGGAGTTTTTCCAAGACCAGAACAACGACAAGCGCGCCAAACTGCGGGAGATGGAAGGCGACCTAGAACGCGGACAACGCGAACTTGACGCAGTTCGCCGCACCTATCTCAACAACACAATCGCCGACATTTCCAAAGGCCCGCAGTATTCCGACATTACGCTGGCCGGCAGTCATCAGGCGCGAATGGATGCCAACGCGCAGACGTGGGACGAGACGTGGAAAGACGAACTCCAAACCGCCAACGGCTATCTGGCCACGATTGCCAGCAAAATCGAAACCACCGGCATTTATCAGTTGAACTAACATGGCCGCTTCCGTCACCAGCATCAGCGAACTGCCGCAACCGGAAAGCACGTACTCGGCGATCATCACCAGCCAAAAGCGCGTGCGCGAGTTCCTTGTGTACCTGTCGGCAGGCGACAACACCGGCGGCGATATAGCGGTAAACGCCGACTTGACCGGCACGGGCGGGTTGAAGATTCCCGCCATCAACGACGCCTACGGCGCAACCGCGTTGCGCGTCCTGACCAAATCGGCCAAGATCAAGGACAAGAACAACCGGCGGCTTTACTTGGTCACTGTCGAGTACGGTATCCGCGAGAATGCCGGTGGCGGCTCGATCTCGGTTGACCCGTGGGACAGAGCCAAAAGCTACAGCTATTCCTCGGTCGAATACGAGTACGACCTCGAAACCGATTTTCGGCCCGCCGGCAGCGGCGGCGCGCAGAAAGTCTTGAACACGGCGGACGACCTGTTCGCGCAGCCGATCAAGGCGCGGCGCATCAATACCGTTGTCACCGTTCGGTACGCCGCGAAGGTTTCGACCTACAATTACGCCACGCAGGCCGCGCTGATTGATTCCATCAACGACGGCAACTTCACCATCAACGGCGTCACGTTCGCCGCGTACAAGTGCCTCTGCCGGGACGTGGTAGCCGCGCAACAGACGTGGGTGGACGCCGCCGGGACGGAAACCGCCTACTACGATATTGCGATCATCATCGAAACCACGTCCAACGCCAACGGGTTCAACCTGCCCGTCATCAGCAAGGGCTACCGGTACAAGAGCGGTTCCGACCGCAAGCGAGCTATGACCCAAGACGTGCCGGCGCGCCCGACGCCGCAACCGGTCTTGTTGGATGCCAGCGGCGCAGTCACCACTACGCCTTATGAGAAAACCTTCTGGCCGCATCGCGTCGCCACATGGGGCAGCGGCCTGTGAGTGCGGTCGGGTTCACGCCGCAGGACGCCGCCCGGATTGCCGCCGTCGTCAAGCACGTCGAGCGCAGCGTCCCGCCCACCGGTACCGACGAGGCCATCCCCCGCGATGATGATATCCCGGACTGGAAGCGCGTCATTGTCGCCAAGGACGGCGGCAGCGACGGCACCGCCTCCACGCGGGCTTCGTGGACGTACACGATCAAGGAACTCGACGGCTCCACCACGATTGCAACCGCCGTGGCCGTGGCCCGCGCCCGCCCGCTGGGGCCGATGGAATACGGCAACGAAGTAGCGTCACCGGCCTACGGTCTAGCCTTCCACGATGGCACCAACTGGAAACTATGGGACGCCGGCGAGACCGCCCGCCTGACCGCGTTGTCGCCGCATACCGATTTCCAAGTGGACGACACCAACCGCAAAATGCAGATCAAATCCCGTGCCGTGCTCGTGCCGTGTACCGCCTCGGAATCCGGTTGGACGGACAAGTACACCAACGGCCAGGCCTGCTCCTAAGTTATGGCGAACGCAATCCAGTGGCGAAACGGCGGCATCCTCTGGAAAAATGGCGGCGTGGCGTTTAACGCGGCCTGTTGCTGCGATGATACCGACCCGTGCGATTGGGAGTCTATTCTCGCCACTGTCACGGGCTTGTCCTTGTGCAGTTGCGCCGACCTCTTTGCGCTGGGCGAGGGCTATGTGTTCCAGAACCTGTCACTTTACTCAATGCCGGTCACGCTGACGAAATCCACCGGCTGCTGCTTCGAGGCGCAAATCGGCACCGTGGACTTGTACTCATTCGACATCACCGAAGATCCGCCGTGCACGACGCTGACGTTCGTCGCCACAATCCCGCTCGCGTTGTTCGCCTATTGCTGGTCTGGCAATACGGTCAACGTGATTCAGGCTACGGGGCTTGGCGGGTACGGCTTAGAGACGGCGCAATGGAGCGACGGCGGCGTAAACGGCTGGACTGACTGGCCCAACCCGAACTTCGGCACCTTCACGCGCTTCACCGCAGACTGCCC